AATAAAAGAAGAAGTAACAAATAAAAATATAGATAATAAAAAATCAGCACTAGCTGCACTAGGATTATAAGGAGGATAAAATGATTAAATTACCAGTAAACGAACCAAAAATAGCAGACATTACACCAAAAAGCTTTTTGATATGGGGTGAGTCAATGTCAGGAAAGACTTACTTAGCAAGAGAATTTGAAAGCCCATTAATAATTAATACTGATGGAAATGCTACAAAAGTAAATACTCCATCTGTTGCAATTAAAACCTTTGCGGAATTTGCAGAAGTTATTGAGGCTCTAAAAAATGAAAAACACACATATAAAACTGTGATAATAGACTTAATAGATGATATTGAGACTATGTTAACAATTCATATATGTGAAGCAGCTAAAGTTGAATCACTAGCTGATATCCCATTTGGAAAAGGCTATGCTAAATTCAATGCTGTATGGAAGAAATTAATGATTGAATTAACTCAAATGAATATGAATGTAATATTTATATCACATTCAATAGAAAAATCTGAAAATAATGGGCAAACAATGTATCAAGCCCCAAGCTTAGGACAAAAAGCATTAAATGCTTGTATGGGTAGATGTGATTTTTCAATCCAAACTAAAAAGATTGGAAGTAACTACATTAGAATATGCACAAATAAAAGAGAAGCATACAAAGAGGAAGATATAAAAGATAAAAAAATTCTGGATATTTTAAAAACAGTAAAAGGGGTTTTTGAAATAAAACCAGCAATTAAACAAGTAGCAACAAAAAATACTGAAAATACAGTTAAAGCAACTGATAACACAAATAATACAAATAAAGATGGAGGTAACAAATAATGAGTATAGCAGATATTATGGCAGAATTAGAGGCACAAGATTGGAAAGCAGGAGATAAGGAAACAGACTTTTCTGTTCCAGATGGAGTTTATGAAGGAGTTATTGAAGGGTTAGAATACAAGGAAAATGAAAAAGGTACCCAATGGTTTTCATTTACAGTAAATCTAATAGCAGAAAATAAAAAATATTTCGCTAACGTTTATTTAAGTGGAAAAATGGCTATTCATAATTTAAAGAAATTTACTAATATTATTTTAAATCTAACAGGAGAAGCATTAACATCTATGGATTATGCAAATGAAGTAGCTTTAGCTCAAAGATTGAATGATTTGTTAGTTGGAAAAGATGTAGTTATAGAATTAACAACTAAAAAAGATTTCCAAAACTTCAAGTTTATTTTCCAAGAATAGTAGGAAATTAGTAGGAAACACAAGGGAGAGTTTATCTCTCCCTTCATATTCTATGAAAGGAGGATAAATGAGAAGAGATATAGTTGGTTTTTATGACTTTGAAGTATTTATGTGTGATTGGTTAGTTGTAATTATATCTAGTCAAGATGAATTAATAGTAATCCACAATGATCCTGAATTATTAAAAAAGACTATGAATAATATAAATTGCTTAATTGGATTCAATAATTACAATTATGATGATTTGGTACTAGCAGGAATAATATCAAAGAATATGACACCATATGAAGTTTATAAGTTATCTCAATCAATAATTAATGGAGAAAAAAATACTTTTTATAAGAACATAGCTAAAAAACTACCAACATTTGATACTAAACAAGAGCTTCAATTAGGAATTAGCTTAAAAGAAATTGAAAGTAACATGGGTATGAACATAGTGGAAACCCCTGTGTCTTTTGATTTAGATAGACCTTTGACAACAAATGAGTTTGGAGAAGTAATCAAATATTGTATACATGATGTGGAAACTACAAAAAAGATATTTGAATATAGAAAAGACTACTTTGAATCTAAAATAGATATTTGTAAAGAATTTAATTTAGATATGTTAGATGTAAAAAAGACAAGAGCTAACCTTGCATCAAAAGTTTTACAATGCAATAAATCAAGGTTGCCAACACAAGCTAAATTAAACAGAGATAGGCTATTATTTACAATTACAGATAAGTTAAGAAAAGAAAATATACCTCAACCAATTTTAGATTTTTATATGGATATACAAAATAGATTTATAGCAGGAGAAGATTTTAAAAAATTGGAAGAGGAGAAATTAATATTTAATTTATGTGGAGTAGAGCACACATATGCCTTTGGTGGATTACATGCAGCAAGACCAAACTTTCATTATGAAGGAGATATGCTGCTTGTAGATGTTGGAAGTTATTATCCATCTATGATTATAAATTTCAATTTTATGTCAAGAGCATCTGAACATCCAGAACTATATAAAAATTTATATAGAACCAGAATGAAATATAAAAAAGAAAAAGATCCAAAACAAGGGATATATAAAATATTATTAAATAGTACATTTGGAGCATTGAAATCTGAATTTAATGATTTGTATGATCCTGTTCAATCAAATAATATCTGTATAAATGGACAACTTCTATTAACAGATTTAATAATATCCCTTAAAGATTACACTAAGATTATACAAAGCAATACAGATGGAATATTAGTAGCCTATAAAAAGCAAGACCTACCAAAAATAATAGAAATATGTGAAGCTTGGGAGAAAAATTATAATCTAAGCTTAGATTATGATTATGCTGTAAAAATAGCTCAAAGGGATGTTAATAATTACATCTTAAAAGTAAAAAATGGTGATGGATATAAAATAAAAGGTAAAGGATTATTTCAAAATTATAATGGTGGAAACTATGAAAAGAATAATCTCACAATCATAGATATGGCTTTAAAAGCATTCTATATGGATGATATTCCAATTGATAGATTCATACTTTCACTCATTAAAGAAAATAACTTACTGCCTTTTCAACAAGTAGCTAAAATGGGTGGAACTTTTCATCATGTAGAAACAGTTGTAAATGGAGAAGAAAAAGTCTTGCAAAAGGTTAATAGAATATTTGCAACTTGGAAAAAAGAATATGGTCCTATACATAAAATAAAACTTATAGATGATATAAAAAAGTATAATAAGATACCTAATTCATCAGATAGAGTGTATATTCACAATGATGAGATAGAAAAATTAGATAAAAATATTTTAGATTTAGACTATTATAGAAAATTAGTGGAAAAGAACAAATTCACAAATAAAAAGGTGGTATCATGGGAACTATTCGACCAAAGTACATAGAATTAGAACCTGGGACAAGTAAACCCAAGGTATCATTTGATGAATTTGTTTATGACATATCTAAAATATCAGATGCTGCTTACTTAGTTCCAGAAGATGTTGTAGTTGTTGATTTTGACCATATAGGTGAAGTATGGAGAGAAATATTGAATTTATATCCAACAAGAGCTATAAAAACAACAAGAGGAGCTCATTTATATTATAAGATTCCACCAAACTTAAAATTACATAACAGTATAAATATTATGACTTATTGTGGTTTAAATGTTGATTATAAGACTGGATATGGAAAGAAAAAGGCATCAGCTAAGGTAAAGGTCAATGGAGTTCTTAGAACAGTTTTAAACGATATACCAATTGATAATTTAGCTATATTACCTATGGCCCTATACCCTATGGCAGGAGTGAAATATAATTTATACCATCTTGATGATGGTGATGGAAGAAATCAAGCAATATATAAACATATAAAAATATTACAAGACTATGGAGTACCTGAAAAAAATATAATTGAGTTAGCTGATTTTATAAATAATAAAGTTTTTAAAACTCCATTAACAGATACAGAGTTAAAACCAACTGTAATATCTGCTTTTAAAAAGTCTGATAATGAAGAAATAGAGCTTTATTATGAAGATAAGAATGGAAATAAAAAGTTAGATATCTTTGCTGTTGCAGAATATGTAAATAAATTATTTCAGTTAAAAATTTATAATGGAAGATTTTATTTTCTTAAAGAAGATAAAAATGGCAAGAAAAATTATGTTGGAAATGAAAGTACAAACAATATTTTAAGAGAGGTGTTGGAACAAATGAAGTTGAAGTTAAAAAAATCACAAGATAATGAACTATTACATCAACTCACTAAGATAGCTGAGATAGAACCAAACACAAATAACTATCCAATAAAATTTAATAATGGTTTTATCTTAGATGGTGAAGATGTGTTGCATATGGATACAGTGTTTACACCATTTAATTTAGATATAGCTTATAATCCAGATGTAGTGTGTGATGATGTGGATAATTATATAAAGTGGTTTTGTAACAATGATGAAAGTTTAATAATGTTATTTGAAGAAATATTAGGACATATATTAATGACTTCAAGTTTTCCACATCATGTATTTTTCTTTGTTGCAAATAGTGGAAAAAATGGTAAAAGTACAACATTAACAATGATAAGTAATTTTGTTGGGGATTTACATAGTTCAGTAGCATTAGAAGAATTTGATAAGTCAGAAAATTTATTTGCAATAAACGGAAAACTTGTAAACTGTGGAGATGATATAGATGCTTCACTTATAGAAAAATCAAGAGCAGTAAAAACACTTGCTGCAGGAAATGAAATATTATGTAGAGCATTATACGAAAACCCAATTAAGATGAAATCGGTTGCAACATTATTATTTACTTGTAATGAAATGCCAAACTTCAAGGATAAATCTGGTGGAATAGCTAGACGGGTGATATGTTTTCCTTGTAATGCAATCGTAGAAAAAATTGATATGAAAATAGACCAAAAGTTATCTACACCAGAAGCTAAGTCAAGGCTTTTAAATATAGCAATTAAAGGTATGAAAAGAATAATAAATAATGGTGGAGAACTTACCAAGAGTGAGCTTGTTAAGGAATTAACAGATAAATATTTAACAGAATCTGATAATGTCAAGTTATTTATTGAAGAATATGGAGAAGATTTTATAGTAAATGATGTTTTAAATGATACTTTTGCCAAAATTTATGTTTGTTATACAAGATTTTGTGATGAAAGTGGTTATGGAGCATTAAGTAAAAAAAGATTTTCTCATAAATTGGAAGCACTTGGGTTTGAAACTTATAAAACAAATGGCAAGTTAAAAATTAGAAAAAAATAATTACTTAGTATAAAAAAATATTTTTTATACTTAACAGTGTTCGATTGTTGATGACAGTGCTACATTAAGTGTTCGATTCAGTGCTACATTTATATCATTTAAGTATTGAAAAATAAGAGAAAGTGCTCTAAGTGTTCGATTATTTTTATACTTTTTTATAAAAATAATATAAATATATATATATAAGAAATAAAAAAAAGAGTTTAAAGCAAAAATCTAGCACTTTGAACACTTTTTCTTTAATACCAATATAAAACAAAGAAAATAGAGCACTTTTTGGAGCACTGATCTAGCACTGTTAAAAAATGATGGAGCACTATGTTTGATAATCAAAGTAACGATATGGAGGAGAACTAAATATGGAAAATAAAAATATAGACAATGTAAATAATCCAAACCACTATAAACTTGGTTGTGGTATTGAGAGTATAGAAATAATTAAAAGAGTTTTAGGCTTAAGAGGCTTTGTAGCTTTCTGTCTTGGGAATATTCTTAAATATTTAATTAGAGCAGAAAAGAAAAATGGTAAGGAAGATTATAAGAAAGCTGCTAAGTATTTGGAATGGGTGATAGAAAGAGATAGTCGTGATAAATATGCAGTTATACAAATTATTAATATTAATGAATTAGAAAAAGATTTAGGTGTTGAATGGAGTAAAATCATTTCTGAAATAGCAAAAGATTTGAATGTAAAAAATGCTTTTGAATTAGATAGTATTTTCAGAAATATTTTTAGTGAAAATTATGAAATGGCTAGGGATATCTTGGATGATTTCATAAAAGAATATAAGGAGTAAATTATGCAAAAGATAAGGATTACTCACAAAGATGGAGATATGCAAGGAATTACACTTATGTATTTAATAAACAAATACCTAAAAATCAATAGAGAGCTTTGGGATAAAGAGAGTATGGTTTTAAACAGATATTACAAAGCTATACTAACTAGAACTATAAAAGCATCTGACAAGATTGTAGATAAGTTCAAAAAGAATATAAACTACAATGCAGAAAAAGAAATACTAAAAGTTTTAGATGGAGTATTTGCAGAATGTGAACACAAAGAAACTGGCGATAATTTGGAACTTCTTAGAACTATGTTTCTAGTGATAATGATGTTTGGAACTATTAATTTTCACAAAAGAAATATGATTGGAGTAGTTTTAAAGTCTATGATAACAGATGTAGTTAAGACTTTTGAAGATTTTAAAGCTATGTGGCTTAAAGAAGTTGATGACAGTGTAATTAGACTGGAAGAAGATCATGTATGCTAAATTAGGAGAAAAATAATGAATATTAATAAAATAAAAGAAGATAAATATGAAATTGATGAAAGAACTTTAAATTTATTATTGTTTTTAATACTATTAGGTAATATATTTAATCATTAAAGGAGTGGAATTAGTTATGATAGATGAAGCAGAATTATTTGAAAAAATTGAGAGTAAGCAATTTGAAATAGATTATGATAATAATGTTACTAAAAGTATAGAAGAATATTCTAAAGCAAAAGGACAGATAGAAGCTTTAGAGTGGGTCAAAAGATTAATAGCAAAAGAAAGTAATGATGATTTTATACTGGACTACACTATTGAGCTTGGGAAGGAGTGGAATTAAATGAAGACACAAGAGCAAATTTGTCAAAAAATTAAAGAATTAAAAAATGATACAAATTTATTAAAAAATATGATGAAAAATTCTACTGATCCTGAAATAAAATTTGATTGTATTAAAAGTATTTTTAAAATACAAAGAGAGATAAGATTGTTACAATGGGTATTGGAGGGATAAACAATGATTGAGTATTTACAAGAATTAAGAGTGAGAGAGGGGAATCAAGTAAGAATTATAAATAGTCACATATTCAAAGAAAAATATATGACTGAAGATGAGATAGAAGCAAAGAAAATTGAATTTTCTAAGAATATACAAGAAATATATTCTTCAGAAGGCATAAAGTTGGAAATAATTGAAAATTCTATAACAGAGGTGAACTAAGATGGCAACACAGGAACAAAAGATAATTTTTAGAAAGATGGAAGACATCTTGTATAGCTATAATAAATATATAAATAAAATAAAAAAAGACTTAGAATATTTCAATAATCCAGTTCTATTAAAAAGCTACAATATAGAAAAGATTTCTGGAAGTGGTTTTATGGAAGTTAAATCAGATATGGAGAGAATAGAAGAATTGAAGGTAAGAATCTCTAATGATATTAGCAGGCATGAAGAAATATTATTTAGAATTGATAGTGCGTTAGATATGATAAAGGACCACAGAGATTATAATATTATTGGGATGAAATATTTTAATAATATGAGTTATGAAGATATCTCAGAAAAGTTAGGAGTATCACTTAAAACAGTTTATGGAATGAGAAATAGAATTTTAGAAGCTTTGGAAATACATTTTAAGTTACAAAGATTAATAGAATTTTAGGAAAGGTAAAAACAGGGTAAAAATAGGGGTATGGTAAAGTAAAAAATAATGTGGTAATATGGTATCATATGAAAAGTTTAAATGAAAGTTTAAATTTTTTGTTTCTCTCCCCCCAGAAGAGACAAGTTATTGACTTCTTGTAAAAAAGTCTTTTTTATTTTTGAAAAAAAGGTGTATAATATATAATATAATTTTGTTTTCTAGGGGGATGATGAATTATGTCAAATTCAGTTAAACTTTACACTATTGCTTTTGAAAAAGATGAAAAGCCTATAAAAAATTTATCTATTTTAGACTTCTTTAAAAAATTAGAAAAATATTTAGAAACAAGAAACAGAACTAAAACAATTTTTGATAAAGTAATAACATGTTCTAAATTTTATAAAGATGATAATTATAAAGAAAGAATAATTATTTCATTTGGAAAATTAAAGGAAGGAATATCCTTTAAATTTAATGATAATGGCAATTTTGAAGAAATTGATATGGATATTTTTAATGTTAATTCATTTGAATATGATGATTTTGAAAAAATAATTGCTATAACTACAAATGGAGCAGGTCCAGGTATAAAATACATAGAAGCCTATTTAAATTCTTTTTTACAAAGTAATTTTGAATATAATATAAAAATAAGAGCTTTATTCGAAAATAAAGGAATAGAGATATTAAAAAAAGCAAATTTTATAAGACGGGTAGAATTTGTTTTAGATTTAACTCATAAATTTCCTAGTATAAATTATTCAAATAAAACCAATGTTTTTCGTGCACTATTTGAATTAGTTAAAAGTACAAAAGAAGATTTAGAAACAAAAACTTTTATTCTTGCTTTAGGAGTAGGGAATTCAAAAAGAGAAAGCTCATTAGCATTAGATAATGTACTTGAAATGTTAGAAGAAATAGATATAAACCAAAATTTTATTAAAGAAATATATGTGATATATAAAAATGATATGAAAGAAAAAACAGATCTTTCCAAGCTAAAAGAATATAAAATGATGATTGAGCATTATTTTAAGATAAACACTAATTTAATATCTCCAGAGTATTTGAGAGATAATTGGGATAATTTAATACTTGAAAAAAAACTGAAATATTATAAAAGTAAGAATCAATATTTTGAAAAAAGTTTAGAATGTAATAATCAATATTATGATTTAGGGAAGTGATTTTACAAAAATATAGAAGGAGGAAATAATGTTAAAATATATTTGTGAATTTATAAAAAATTCCAAAATAGAAGTTTTTCTTTTTTTAATAGGTTCTGTATTCTTTTTTATAAAAGAGACAAATTTTCTTTTTTTAGATAGTTTTGAAAAAGATAGGTTGATTTCTTTCTTTTCTATAATCGCTGGAATTTATGTTACTGTATTAACATTAATAGGAACAACAATTATTAGTATAACAAAAGAACTTTTAATGAGAGATTTAGATAAGAAAATAATAAATATAATTTCTTTGGGAATAATAGAAACATTGGTAACAATAGTTTTATTAGTAAAAAAAGACAATATTACAATTTTTTATAATTCTTTTTTGATTTTGATGTTAATAATAACTTTTATTTCTTTTATTAAATTTATTATTATACTTATACTTATGTTTAAAGCTAATATGAATGCAATGGTAAAAGAAATTGATGAAAAAGAAAAAAATGAAATAGAAATATTAGCTATTTTAGATAGTATAAATAAAAACTTAGAAAAAATTAAAAAATTAAATGAAAAAAAATAAAAGTAACAATTATAGAATTAAAAATATTAAATCTAAGAGAACTTAAAAGGTTCTCTTTTTTTTATATAGAACTTGGAGGTGAAAAAGATTGACTAAACAAGATTTATTTGTGAAAGAATATTTGAAAGACTTAAATGGTACACAAGCATATATCAGAGCTGGGTATAAAGTAAAAAATGAAAATGTAGCAGCAGTATATGCTAGTAAGTTATTAAGAAAACCTAAGGTTCAAGAAAAAATACAAGTAGCAATGAAAGAAAGAGAAAAAAGAACTGAAATAACACAAGATAAAGTATTGAATGAGATTGCTAATCTAGCTTTTACAGACAGAACTGGAATAGTTAATCTTAATAATAATAGAGTTATAATTAAAAATTTTGATGAGTTAAGTTCTGAACAAAAAGCATGTATATCTGGAGTTAAAGAAACTAAACACGGAATAGAAGTAACATTTTACAATAAAGAAAAAGCATTAGAAATGCTAGGTAGACATTTAGGAATGTTTACTGAAAAGCTAGAAGTTAAAGGAGAACTAAAAACAGAGGATCCATTTAAAGGATTATCCACAGAAGAACTAAAAAAGGTGATATTTGGTGGAGATAAATAAAGAAGCAATAAAAAGAGCAAAAATAGAACTTGCAAGACGTGAGTTCTTTTTTTATTGTTATTTAAAAGCTCCTAACTTCTATAAATATGAGAGAAAATTTTTAGTTGATTTATGCAATGATTTACAAAATTTTCTAACAAGTGAAGATGAAGTTCTTATTTTAAATCTTCCACCTAGACATGGAAAGTCAAGGACAGTAGGAAATTTAGTAGAATGGTTACTTGGTAGAGATATAAATGCAAAAATTATGACAGGAAGTTACAATGAAACTTTATCAACTCAATTTTCAAAAGATGTTAGAAACACTATTCAAGAGGTAAAAGCTGATAAAGATAAAATAGTTTTTTCAGACATATTTCCTGGTGTAAGTATAAAACAAGGTGATGGTGCTATGAACCTTTGGAGTTTAGAAGGTGGATACAATAACTATCTAGCAACTGCACCTGGTGGAACTGCTACAGGTTTTGGTTGTAGCCTTATGATAATAGATGACTTAATCAAAAATGCAGAAGAAGCTTACAATGCTAATGTTTTAAATAAACATTGGGGATGGTATGCACAAACAATGCTTTCAAGATTAGAAGAAGGTGGAAAGATAATAATTATAATGACTCGTTGGGTTAGCGGAGACCTAGCTGGTAGAGCTATAGAGCACTATAAAGAAGAAGGAAAAAAAGTGAAACATATCAAAATGAAAGCTGTTCAAGATGATAAAGGTACCATGCTTTGTGATGAAATATTAAGTTATAAATCTTATTTATCAAAAGCTAAAGCTATGGGACCTGAAATTGCTTCTGCCAACTATCAACAAGAGCCAATAGACCTTAAAGGTAGATTGTATGGAGAGTTTAAAACTTATGTAGATTTACCAAAAGAAAAGATTGTTAAAATATCCTCTTACTGCGATACAGCAGACACAGGAGATGATTTTTTATGTAATATCATTTATGCAGATTGCAAGGATAGTGCTTATATATTAGATGTTATCTATACTAAAGAAGCTATGGAAATAACAGAACCTATGGTTGCAGAAGCATATAAAAAGTTTAATGTAAATATTGCAGATATAGAAAGCAATAATGGTGGAAGAGCATTTGCAAGAAATGTTGAGAGAATAACAAGAGATAAAGGAAATTATAAAACAGTTATTAAATGGTTCTATCAATCTGGAAATAAAATAGCAAGGATATTATCAAATAGTGCTTGGGTTAATGCAAATATCTATATGCCAGTTGATTGGAAAAATAAATGGCCAGAATTTGCAAAGGATATTATTTCTTATCAAAAAGAAGGCAAAAATAAACATGATGATGGACCAGATGCTTTAACTGGTATTGCTGAAAAGATGACTAATAGAAATGAAATAAGAACAATAGATAGAAATAGCCTAGGAATAAGATAAGAGAGGAGGATTTGATGACTGTAGAAGATTTAAAAGAAGCACTTGAAGCTTTTATAAAAAATGAATTGCCAGAATTACAAAAAATGGAAGATTATTATAGTGGGAAACATAATATTTTAAACAAAAAAGATAGAAGCGATAAGAAAAAAGACACTAAGTTAATTAATAATTATCCTGAGTATATTACAACTATTGCAACAGCTTATTTCTTAGGAAAACCCATTGCTTATGCTTTACAAGATGATAAATTAAAAAAAGATTTTGAAAAATTATCTGAATATCTTGCAACAGAGGAAGAACAACAAGAAAATTTTGAACATGCATCTAATTTAAGCGTGTTTGGAAAATCTTATGAACTTTGGTATAAAAATGTGGATAATACTATTGGAAATGTAGTTGTAGACCCAAGGGATTGCTTTATTTTAAGAGATAACACAGTAAAAAAAGAAATAACCGCTGCTGTGAGATGGGATAAAACTAAGAATAAAGAAAATAAATGGGTTTATAAATTAGAAGTTTATGATAATAAAAAAATTACGACTTATGAATATATAACTGATACTGATAAAAAAGAGGTCCCAACTGCAACAGGAGAAACTAAACTACATGGATTTAATCAAGTTCCGATTATTGAGTTTTTAAACAATAAGAGAGCCAATGGAGATTTTAAAAATGTAATTTCTTTGATAGATGGCTATAATGAAGCAACTTCAACTGCTATTGATGACATGAAAGATTTTACAGATGCATACTTAGTTTTAATTAACATGGGTGGAACAGATGAAAAAACACTAGAAGAAATGAATAAAAATAAAGTTATGCTTGTTAATGAGCAAGGTGATGCTAAATGGTTGGTTAAACAAGTTAATGACTCTTATGCTCAAAATAACAAGAACAGATTAAATCAAGATATTCATAAATTTTCAATGATACCAGATATGCAGGATAAGGAGTTTAGTGGAAATAGCTCAGGAGTTGCACTTGGATATAAGTTATTAGCTTTGGAACAACTAGCAGCACAAAAAGAAATGTATTTCAAAAAAGCCATAAATCAAAGATTACAACTTATGATAGATTTTCACAACTTAAAAATAAAAGCTACTGATATTCAAAAAGTATTTACTAGAAATGTTCCTAAAAATCTTGTTGAAGCAGCTGATACAGCCCAAAAATTACAAGGAATAGTATCGCATGAAACTATCTTATCTATTTTGCCATTTATAGAAGATGCAAAAGTTGAACTTGAAAAAATAAAAGCAGAAGAAGATATCAATGCAGAAAAAGATATGAATACCCCAATTGGAGTTGGCACTAATGGCTCAAAAGAATAGAGATTATTGGGAAGAAAGGCAAGTTAAAAGAGAAGCTAAGGCATTTACTACTATACAAGATATTGAAAAAGAATATAAGATTGCACTTGAAAAGGCTAAGCAAAATATAAATAAAGAACTTAGTAGAATAGGTACAACTTATATGAAAGATAACAATTTAAGTTATCATGATGCTTTGAAACTTTTAAAAGGTGATGAATATAAAGTTTGGAAAAAAGATTTACATGATTACCTGAAAGAGTATAACAAACTTTTAAAGACAGCTCCTCTGGAAGCTAAAAAACTTTATTTAGAAATAGAAACCTTAGCTGCTAGAAGTCGTATGAGCCATTTAGATAGTCTTAAAGCACAAATAGATATGGAAATGGTAAAACTTATCTTTAGAGTTGAAGATAGTGCTAAGAATGCTTTAACATCAATTTATAGAGATACTTATACAGAAGTTACAAAAGATTTAGGCATTAATGCTATTGTGAGCAGAGATAAAATAAAAACAGTCTTAGATAGACCTTGGAGTGGAGCAAACTTTTCTGAAAGGCTTTGGACTAATACAGATAAATTGGCACAAACAGTAAAGCAAGAAATAGTAAATGGAATGATACAAGGTATCAACTTACAAACTATGGCTAAAAGAGTTTCTGAAAGGTTTGAAACAGCTAAAAAGAACGATGTTGAAAGACTTCTAAGAACAGAAGTTAATTATACTTTAAATCAAGCTACTTTGGATGGATATAAAGAAGCTGGCATAGAAAAATATGAGTTTAGTGCTACACTAGACAGCAGGACCAGTCAAATTTGTTCGGAGTTACATGGTGAAGTATTTGAGATTAAAAAGATTGCAGTTGGGCTTAATTATCCACCAATGCATCCTAGATGCAGAAGTACAACAATACCGATTATTGATTATGAAAGTTTAATCAAGCAAGGTAGGGAAGAAATTGGAGAAAAAGATACTGAAAATAATGATAAAGAAGAATTGACAAATACTGAAAATAGGAGTATAAATGAATTTAAAGAAGCAAGTTCAATAAAAGAAGCTAATGAATTTGCTGAAAAATTAGGACTAAGAGCCGATTATACAGGGATAGATATAAGATGTGCTAATGAATGGAATAAAGGTTTGTATGATATGAAAGAAAAATTCCCTGAAGTAGTTGAAAATATAAAATTTATAGGTTCTACTCAAATTAGAAATAAATTAATTCTTCAGGAAATTGAAAATGATTTAAGAAAAGCAGGATTTTCAAAAGAAGCTATTACAGATTCTTTAGAATATGCAAAAAGAGAGTATAAGATTATTATAAACAAAAATGCAATGGCAGTTTCATTATTCATAGATAAAGATAATAAAGATCCTGTAAATATGATAAAGGCAAAATATCAAGGAATAACTATGAATAGTTTACACTTTAAAAATTATGAAGAAGTAACAGAATCTCTTAAAATGCAAGTTAACGGAAAATGGCATCCTGTTGGTTGCAACACCGTAAAAGCTGTTTTTGATCATGAATTTGGACATCAGTTGGATAGTTTTTTAGGAATAAGAAATAAAAAAGAAATGATAGAAATATTAGAGGAAAATAAAAAAGAAAAAGGAAAATTTTTATCAGAATATTCTATTTTTAATAAATTAGATGAAATTAATATAAAAGAAACTATAGCTGAAGGATGGAGCGAATACTGTAATAATTCTAACCCAAGAGAATTATCTCAAAGAGTGGGTAAACTAATAGAAAGAGAATATAATATTTATAAAAAGGGAAGTGAGTAGATATGTTTGTAGATTTACCTAAAAAAATAATTGAAGCAAAAGAGAAAGGTTATATTAACAGCAGACTTGAAATAATAGTAGATACTCCACCTCAATGGGTTTTGGATGAATTGGATAAATTTTTTAAAGATTTTAAAGAAACTATGGAAAGTGAAGGTTATTTTAATAATTAGAATAAAAACTAAGAGCACTTAGCTAAAAACTAGGTGCTTTTTTTATTGTGAGAAAGGAGGTACTGTGAAGCATTTACTGACAATTATTCAAGCAGGATTAATATTAGGTAAAATATTTGGTTGGATAAATTATAAATGGGCTATTATTCTATTACCATTGATAATTTATTTTGGGATATTAATAATATCTTTTATCATTATTGGAATAATATCATTTGTTGAACATCTTAAATTGAATAAATTACTTAAAGAACTTAAAGTAAAAAAATAAGTTTGTCGTACTGAGGGACATTAAACATCTGGGAAAATAGTCATACAGGACTTTAAACAGGAGGATAAAATGGAAGAAACTATAAAAACATTTACTCAAGAAGAAGTAGATGAAATGATTAACAAAAGATTTGCGAGATTAAAAGCAGACTTTGAAAAAGAAAAAAAAGAACTTGAAAGAAAGCACAATGAGTCTATTGAAGATTATGAAGAAAGAATTAAAAATGCTAATCTTACTGCAGAAGAAAAGCACAAAAAAGAACTTGAAAAGATTCAAAAAGATTTAGATGCAAAGAATGCTGAACTTTCAAAAATAAAGACAGATGAAATTAAAAAAGCAACTCTTACTAAATATAAAATACCTGAAAAATTCTTAGATAGAATTTCTGGGGTTACTGAGGAAGAAATAGAAACATCTGTTAAAGGTTTTGCTGAAACAATGGGAGAATATGTAAAATCTCTTGGTGCTAGTGGAGTACCAGGAGCAATGAATGGTGGAAGTAATGGGGGAGCTGGTAAAAAGGCTCAATTAGAGGAATTAAAGAAAAAGGCTTTTGAAACTGGTTCTATTGAAGATAGAGCTAAGTATACAAGAGCTAAGCAAGAATTTGAAGAACAAAATACAGGAGGTAATGAATAATGGCAAATATAGACAACAAATTACATTCAGGAAATCAATTTATTTCAAATGATATTTTAGAAGAATTACAATTAGTGGATCCTAATGTTTCTCCTATTATATCTCATATTCTAAGAGGTGGAAGAGTAGATAAAACTGACTCTACTACTGTTGAATGGGTAGACCATTATGAAAGAAAAGTATCATCAACTTTAAAAGCCGCATTAGCAGCAGCTGGTACTGAAATTCAAGTTGTAGATGAAGATGTATTAGTAAAGGATGCATTATTATCTATTGGCGATGAAATAGTAAAAATAACTAAAGTTAAAACAGACAATAAGGCAGAGGTTACAAGAGGATATGCAGGAACGACTTCTACTACTGGAAATATAGCAGTGGGTACTTTGGTGCAAAGTTTAGGTATAGAAATGGAAGAAGGGGGAGAATTAAAACCTTCAACTGTTAGATTACCAGTTCATATTACTAATGTTACTGGAATTATTTACGAGCAATATAAAGTAACAGAAACAGCTAAGCATTTAAACCCACATGGACAAGGTGGACTTTCTGTAAGGGAATTGGAATCTCAAAAGAAAAAAGATGAGTTATTAGGAATTATGGAAAACAAATTCTTAAATGGAGTTAAATTCACAAATGGAAGTTTAAGAATGTCAGGTGGGGTAAAAGCACTAATCAAAGAACATGGAATAGTTATAGATGCTAATAATCAACCTTTTTCATTAGATTTATTAGATAATGCCGTAAAGGCAATAGTTGATAAAGGAAATCCAGGAGCAGCTGATTTAAAAGCTGGTAAATACTCTTTGTGTGTTCCTTACTCTATTTTAAGAAATATTAATAAATTGAATAAAGATATAGTTAGAGCTGATATAAAAGAAAAAGTAACAGGAACTATAATAGAAGAAATAGTTACTACATCAGGTGTTGTATCAGTTTTCCCTGCTACTTCATTAGTAGAAAATGAGTTTATATTAATGAACTTAAATGAAGCTAGAATAAAACAATTATATCCAATTAAAGAAGAAATTGGAGCTAAGACAGAATTAGCTGATAATTATTTCTTACATGGAGAATATGCACATCAAATAACAAAATTGCCTTTCCAAGTACATGTTAAAAATATAAAAATATAAAAATATCATAGGAGGTTGTAATGGCAAAAGATACTAAAAAAGAAAATGAAGTAGTGGAAGAAATAGCTACTGTTGAAACAGCAAAAGAAATAACTTTTAAATCTAGTTATAAAAATCTAATCATAGCTGGAACTTCTATTCAATTCAAAGATGGAGTTTACTCAACATCTGATGAAACAGAAATAGAAGTATTGAGAAATAATAACCTTGTGACAGAGGCAGGAGAATAAAAACTCCTGCTTTTTTCATATTGGGAGGTTAGATATGGAAGAAATTTACAACAAAATAATTGAAAAAGTGAAAGAATTAACAAGTATTAGCAATGAAGCTAGATTGAAAATTCAAGTAACTATTTTGGTTAGAAAATCTCTAAACTTTATGAACAGAGATGATTTTCCAGTTGAACTTATAGAACCATTTGCAGAGCATTTAGCATTAAAAACTATTGAAGAAACAAACTTACAAGAGAATATTTCTAAAGTAACTGAAGGAGATACCACAATAGAATATGACACATCTAATAATACAACTGATGAAATGTTCTTATCTTTAAAGAGTCAATTATTTAGATTTAGAAAGGTTGGTACTGTATGAGTATTTTAGACAAATTACATAGTGATAGAGTTACAGTTATTCGTTCCGTTACTATTACAGATGAACATGGAGGAGCTTTTGAAGAATTAAGAGAAATATTAAAAGATATTCCTTGCAGACTTTCACAGAAATGGTTGAGAAGTGTTACACCTGGATCAGTCAATAGCAGTTCACAAGAATATAAACTTTTTGTAGGTTTAGATGTAGATATAAAGCAAAATGACTTACTAAAAGTTACAAGGAAAGCAGATGGAGCTATTTATATGTTCAAAGCCTCTAAACCTTTGGCATATAACATAATAAAACACAAGGAAATAGTCTTAACAGAAGTCTCTGAAAATGAGGTAGATTATGAAGCTTAAAGGGTTTAAAGAGTTTGGCAAAATTCTTGATGAAATAAAAACAAAAGCTCCTCAAGCTACTGAAAGATTTTTGATGCTACAAGCAGAAGAATTAAAGACAGATGTTAAGGATTTAACACCAGTTGATACTGGAACATTAAAGGGTAGTTGGCACAGAGAGAATGGAAAAAGATTAACTGGTAAAAAATTTACTCAGATTGTGTTTAACATGACTGACTATGCAGCACATGTTGAGTATGGTCATAGGCAAAAAGTAGGGAGATATGTCCCTGCTATTGGTAAAAAGTTAGTAGCTCCTTTTGTCAGAGGTAGATTTATGCTTAGAACAGCAGTAGCTATGAGACAAATTAAATTCTATAAAGATTTAAAAAATTTTTATGGAGGATTGATAAAGAAATGAAATGGGTAGATATAAGGAATGCATTAAATAAGATTATTTCAGAAAAGTTAAAAGCAAATCCATATAGTGAAGATATAGACAATGTCAAAAAGCCTTGTTTTTATGTAGATTTAGTTAGCTATAAGAAAGAGTTTAATTCTGAATATAGGGAACTAAAAACAATAGATATTGATATTATCTATTATCCAAAAACAAATGGAAAATTAACTAATGCTGAAATATTAGAAAATTTAGAAAATTTAGATAATGCTTTGGAAATTGAAGGTAAAAAAGTTTTGCATGTGTTAGATAGATTTTTAACTCTAAGGAACACAGATATAAAAATTGTAGATAGAGTTGGACATTATGTTTTCACTTTAAGTCTATATGATTTATATGGAAAACCTTATGATTATGAACTTATGCAAGATTTGAATTTAAGATTTAAAGAAGGAGGTAGCAATTAATGGGGAATGAAGTAGGACAAATAAAAGCTAGTCCAAACATTAATATAGAGTTTAAAACTCTTGCAACAACTGCTATACAAAGAAGTGAAAGAGGTATAGTTTGCTTAATATTAAAAGATACTAAGAAAACTGTTAAATGGAATACTCTAAAAACAATAGCAGATTTAAAAGAAAAAGAATGGGATGCTAAGAATGTTAAATACATTAAATTAGCAATGCACTATGGAGCTAAGAAAGTATTAATAAGAGTGTTACAAACTGGAGAGAACTTAGATGATATTCTAGGTGAATTTAAAGAAAGAAAAATGCATTGGTTAAGTTATCCAGGAGCAGAACAAGCAGATGACCAAAAACTTGTAACTTGGGTTAAACAAGTATTTGGAAATGATGGAGCAATAGGTAAGACTGTTAAATATGTTTCTAGCTTTGCTAATAATACAGACCATGTGGCTATTGTAGAGTTAGGAAATACTGGAACTTATAAATCTATATATGGAGATTTTACAGCACAAGAATACACTGTAGCAATAGCAGGACTTATAGCAGGAATGCCTCTTAATCGTTCTGCAGATAACTTTGTAATGAGCGATTTAAAAGAAGTAGATTACTTTGAGCCAAAACTTGGTAAATTCTCTCTATACAATGATGATGAAAAAGTTAGAGTTAATTATGGAGTGAACTCAAAAACTACTTTTGATAGCACTTGGAAAAAAGATACAAGAAAAATCAAAATAGTTGAGGGGATGTGCTTTATAACTGATGACATAAGAGATACATTTAAAAATTATTGGTTAGGAATTTATATAAATGACTATAACAATAAAATGAATTTCTGCTCTAATGTCACTAAGGTTTATTTTAAAGAAATGGCTCCAAATGTATTAAGTGGAGACTACGACAATAAGATTGAAATAGACTTAGAAGCACAAAAGAGATTAATTGTTTTAGATGGAAAAGAGCCTGAAGAAATGACTGAAATGGAAATCTTAAAATATCCATCTGGTGATGATGTGTTTTTAACTGGTGATGTTAGATTTGCTGATACTATGGCAAATCTTAGCTTGGTTATAAAAATGTAATAGGAGGTAAAAATGGCAGATACAAATATAAGAGGCTACCATACCATTGCTGGTGCACATGGTACTCTTTGGATAGACAATGAAAAAATAGCAGAATTTACAAAAGTAAATGCAAAAGTAACTGCAGACAGAAAAGATGTACAATTAGGGCTATCTGTGGATAGTAAAATTGTAGCTTTAAAGGGTGAAGGAAGTGTTATACTTGAAAAAGTATACTCAAGAGGAAAAAAGATACTTCAGAAATTAGTAAAGGGTAGAGATGTTAGAGTTAGAATAGTTACTAATCTAGCTGACCCAGATACACCAGGAAAACAAGAAGAAAGAATCTCTCTTGATAATGTTTGGTTTAATTCAATTGATTTAATTAACATTACAAAAGGAGAAGTTGTTGAAGAAGAATACCCATTTGGATTTACTCCAGAGGATCTAAAATATGAAAATGATATAAAATAGGAGGTTTAGATGTTAGTTACTACTGAAATGTTACTTGAAAATAGTAAAAAAATAAATAATGAAGAAAGAAAAAAAGTTAAAATCCACATAAAAGAACTTAATGGAGAGATTGAATGTGAGTTGCTAAATAAAGAGGATTACTTAGATTTAATCTTGTCTAAAGAGAAAGATAAGGATTTAGAGGTTATATATAATTCTTGTCCTATTTTTAGAGATGATAAATTAATAGATAGATTAGGTTGCAAAGCTAGGCCAACACAAGTTGTAGCAAAAGTTTTAAAGGACCCAACAATCTATAAGTTATCTGATCTTATTTTAGTAGCTTCTGGGTATGGTGAAGTAGATTTGGTTAGACTAGCAGAAGAAACAAAAAACTAATAGAGAGCGACTGGAAATTAAGTACAGTTGCTCATTACTTGAATAGAGGGCATACTTTAGAAGAACTTAGAAAACTCTCTGAAAAAGACCTATTTTATATGTACCTTTTAAAAGAATAATGCTATAATATTGTATATTAAATTCATTTTAGGAGGAGAGATTTATGAAAAAGTTTTTATTAATGTTGTTTATTTTTGTTTCTATTATTAGTTTTGGTGCTACAAGATATGTTACTAAGAATGGTACATTTCCTTATACGAGAACAAAAGAACAATTGGATGATATCTTTATGTATGTTAATTCAAAAGATATGCCTGCTTTGGAAAAATATATGAACCAACTGATAAATAGCGGTAATGGAGGTTACTTAAAACCAGGATTAGAAGTTGAAGTAGTTGATACAGCAGATTTTGCTAGTGTAGTAAAAATTAGATTGGTTGGAGATACAATTCAATGTTGGACTGTTAGAGAGGCAATTCAAAGAAAATAATAATTTTAAATATTTAAGAGAGTTTTTAACTCTCTTTTTCTTTTAATTGGAGGTAAAATATGGAACTAAAGGAAATACCAACTTATAAATTAGTTGAGGAAATATCTAAAAGAGAAGGAGTAGAAAAAATTGAAATTGAACCATATAAAGTTAAAATAAAAAAATTAGAAGGTCCTATGATTGTATTAAAAATTATTGATTAACATTTTCTATAAGTATATCCACCTTTTTTTATGTAAGTATCAAGATAACTACCAACTGAACTTGCATTTAAAAGTCCAGTGTAATGAAACTCAGGTACAGAATAATAAGCATAGGTTTGACCACTATGAAATTTTACATAAAGAGTTGATGTATTTTTATCATAACCAACAGAATGAACATTTGATGATGAAACTAAAATCATTTGTAACATTTTTAAATATCATCTCCTTTTATTTTTCTACTCCTGACTTTAATTATATAGTAAATAATAATTTTTATAAAGCTTTTTTGTTTTATCCCTTGACAAACTCTAATATTTATAGTACAAATAGTATTATATCATTTTAGGGGGGAAGAAAATGAAAAAGATATTAGTTATTTTATTATCTACATTTTTATTATTTGCTTGTGAGAGTAAAGAGGAGAGAGAGCTAAGAAAAGAAAGTGAAAGAAAGTTTAATGTAATTGTAGAAAAATTTGAGAAGGAAAAATATCAGAAAGTTCTTGATGAAATAAAAGTATTTGAAGAAAAATATCCTAATTTTATTAAAAAAGATGAATTGCAAAAAATAAAGGAACAATCTGTAATTAAACTTCAAGAAGAAAATAAAAAATTAGAAAAATTAAAAGAAGAAGAAGCTAAAAGATTAGAAAAAGAAAAAATAATAGAAGAAAAAAGAATGGAAGTAAAAAAAGAAATCTTTAGTATTCTAAATAATCTTTCTCAAAAATATGATGAATTTCAAGATGTGACTTGGGTAACTAACAAAAGAGTAGAGAACAATATTTCTGTTTATGGTGGCTTTCAAGGAAAGACTTATACAAAACCAATGTTTTATAGATTAGTTGTTAGTTATACAGGTAAAGATTGGATATTTTTTGATAATATGATTGTTATAACAGATTCAGGGAAATATACAATAGATTTTCCTAAGTTAGAGCAAAAAACAGATGTTGGTTATGGATATGTTTATGAAACATATGATGTTTTTCTAGACAATACAAACAAAGGAATTGTTAGATCTATGGCAAACTCTGATAATGTGAAAATAAGATTAAAAGGCAGAGAAAATGTTTATGATTTTACTTTAACAAAAGCTGACAAAGCTGGATTAAAGGCAATGATTGACTTAATGGATAAGGAACAAGAATTATCAGAAATAAAATAGCATTAAGAGGAGTATAAAAGCTCCTCTTTTTTTATTGGAGGTGAGAAAATTTGGAACATGTATTAAGTGCTAGATTAGAACTTAAAGATAAATTTACAGCTGTAATATCCAAAGCGGAGAAAGGACTTGCAGGACTTTATCAAAAAGCTCAATCTATGAACTGGGAAAAAGTTAATAGTGGACTTAATAAATTCGGAGCAGTTGCTATTGGTGGACTTGCTGGAATAGGTGCTATTGCTGGTAGTTCTTTAACTGCTTTTGCAGATTTAGAAGACCAAGTTAGAAGAAATAAAGCTATTATGGGAGCAACAGCAACAGAAGAAAATATGCTAATGGCTCAAACAAGAGAACTCGGAAGAAGTACAAGATTTACAGCACAAGAAGTGGCGCAAGCACAAATGTATCAAGCTATGGCTGGAATGAAAACAAATGAAGTGTTGGAAATGACACCAAAACTTTTAAAACTTTCTATTGCTTCTGGTGAAGATTTAGCTAGTACATCAGATATTCTTACAGATAACTTAACTGCATTTGGATTAAAATTACAAGATGCAGACCATTTTATGGATGTTATGGCTGCAACAGCTAACAATACAAATACAAGTATAGCAGGGCTAGGGGAAGCTTATAAGTATGTGGCATCCACTTCAAGAAGTTTTGAAAGTATGGAAGAAGTAAATATAATTTTGGGAACTTTAGCAAATAACAGCATAAAAGGAGGACAAGCTGGAAGATTACTAGGGGGTATTTATACAAGACTTGCAAAAGCTACTCCTGATATGGAGAAAGCTATGAAAAAAGTTGGAATATCATTATATGACAATAAAGGAAAGTTTAAAGGATTAAGAAAAATTGTAGATGAAATGAAGCCTGTACTAGCAAGAATGACAGAAGAACAAAGAAACTATTTCTTAGCTACTATTGCTGGAACAGAAGGAATGAGAGTTTTTTCAATTCTATTAGGAACTACTAAAGAGGATATGGAAAAAACAGAAAATGCTATAAAAAATGCTAATGGAGCAACTGATAAAATGGCTGAAGAAATGTCGGGCACGACAAAAAATAAAATAGCTGAATTTAGAAGTGCTGTTGATGATTTAAAATTGTCAATTGGAGAGGGATTAGCTCCAACAGCAACTGATTTTATTAATAAATTTACTGATAAAATGGCTGAGTTAAATTCTAAAGGTACTTTTAACACAGAAAATGTTGAAGCCTATTTTAATAGAATATTTGCTCTTACAGCAGAAGCTATAAAAGGTTTTGCAGCATTAAAAGTAGCAGCTATGGCAGAAAATATTTTTCCAGGTTCTGGGAAATATGTTATAGGAAGTTATGCTGCATATAGGGTAGGTGAATTTGTTGGAGATTGGGCAGGAGAGAAAATAGGAAGAACTAAAAATAAATGGGACTTAAGAAAAGAGTATCAAGCAAAAGGCTATACTTGGGATGAAGCTAATGCACAGGCTGAAAAAGACATAGAAACAATGGACTTGAGAAACAGTAAAACAGATACTGATGAAAATATAATGTATATAAAACAAAATATGTTAAAAGAAAAACTAAGAAATAATAAAAATTCTGGAAAAGGAATAGAGCAGTTGATGAAAGAAACAGAAGAAGATTTTAAAGAAAGAAGAAGAATTGCTAAATTAACTCCAGAAGAATTATCAAAAGAGCAAACAATTCAAAAAAATAAAACTGTTAATTCTTTAAATAGACCACTTGGAACAATAAATATAAGCCAAAATAAAGAAAAGACAGATTTAGAAAAAGTTAGTGACAAATTAGGACTTAAAGCTCCTGTATCCCCGTTATCAACTACATTTTCCCCCCAAGTAAATGTAGAGATAGATAGAAACAAAATTCTTGAATCTAAAAAAGAGAATATCCCTACTATCTCCCCTATTATTAATCTTAAAAATGACAAAGATAAATTTGTAAAAGATAAAGCTTTAAATCTACCAGTAAAAGATATTTCTAACAAAAAAGAAGAACCTAAAAAAGAAATAATAAAAATAGCAACCCCTAATTATGATAGGTTAACTTCTAAATTAATTAGTGCTATTGAAGAGCAAAGAAAAAATAACAAAATAGTAGTAGAGAGTAAAAATCCAAATTATATAGTTAAACCTTCTGAAAAAATAAAAGTTCCAGAAGACAAAAAAAATAATAATGATATTAAAATACCTCCTCAAAATGTTACATTTTCTCCTCAAGTAAATGTTAATATGGGGGGAGTTGTAATAAAAAATGAAGTTGATATAGAGAAAACTGCTGAGATGTCTAAACAAAAAATAATTGCAGAATTAAGAAATTTTGTACAAATAACAAAATAAGGAGATGATGTTATGAGACCAACATTTATCCTGGTTAAAGATAACACTAATACTCCTTTTTTCTTTGTAGTACCACCATTGGATTTAAGGATAGAGAGTGAGCAGGATTTACAAACTATAAAAATAATTGATTTAGGGGAAAAAACATTGATTGGAAATAGAAAAGCCGAAAAGATTAGTTTTTCTACTTTTTTACCAAGTATGAAATCTCCTTTTTTTAATTTTGTTCTGTCTACTGCTCCTACTAACTCTATGGAAACCTTAAAAAAATTAAAGGATGATAAGGAAAAACTAACTTTAATTATCCCAGAATTTAACATTTTTTTTAAATGCTATATCCAAACTTTGTATTTTTCAGTTACTGAAAGAACTGGAGATATAGATGTAGAAATAACTCTTGTAGAAATAAAGAAAAACAAGACCTTATCTGATGTAGCAAGAGGACTATTAGAGAGGTAAATATATGGAGAAATTAAAAATATATGTAAATGGAAAAGAGTATAAAAATATATTTACTAGGGTTATTTGGAGTGGAGCAATTCATGGAACTGCAAGGAAACTAGAAGTTGAGTATCTAGGAGATATCATAACCTATATTGGAGATGAAATTATATTTTCTTATGAAGATGAAAAGTTATTTTATGGTAAGGTTTTTCAACATTCTAGGAAAGGGGAAACTGAATTAAAAAGTTTTTATGCATATGACAATTCTATTTATCTGAATAAGAATAACTTTGTTAAGAACTTTTTTAGAAAAAAGCCAAGTGAAATATTAAAAGAAATTTGTGGAGAACTTAATTTAAAAATAGGCAAAATTCCCAAAGATGAGGTTACTTGTACTTATCCAGCTATTGATAGAACTGGCTATGAAATTATATTGAATGCTTACACTATTCAACATAGAAAAAATAAAAAGATTTATTCTATTGTGAGCAATGAACAAGCAATAGATGTAATTGAACAAGGTACTTATACAGATGTTCTTTTGACAAGTGCTGACAACATTTCAACTTCTTCATATGAAGAAAGCATAGAGAATCTGATAAATCAAATCGTTATCTATAAAGTAGAAAATGAAAAACAACAAATACTCAATAAAGTAGAAAATGCAGAAGATAAAAAGAAATTTGGACTATTCCAACAAGTTATGCAATATGAAAAAGATGTAGATAATATAGCAAATGCTAAGGATATGTTAAAAAGCGTAGAGAAAAGTGCAAGGATATATTGCTTGGGAAACATATTAATTCAAGCAGGTTATAACATTGGAATACAAGAGCCTCATACAGGGCTTATTGGGAGTTTCTTAGTTAAATCAGATACTCATATATTTGAAGGAGAAACATATTTCTGTAATATTGAGTTAGCTTTTGAAAATGTTATGGATAAAGTGCAATTTGAGAATAAAGAAAAAGTTAAAAAGAAGAAAAAGAAAAAAGGTAAGAAGAAAAGTAAGTTGGATGAATTATTTCCAGAAGGGTGGGATAAAAAGAAAAAATGAGTGAATTAGGAATTTTAATTGGTGATATGATAGGTCAAGCCACAAAAGGAACATCTATCATAAAGGCTTCTGTCGTTACTCCACCACCAAACTTAACTATTGAATTTGATGGACAAGTTATACCAACAGAGCAAATATATTGCAGTAATTATCTATTACCTCATTATCATAGGGATTATACAATAGATGGTGTTATTGATGAAATAAAAATAGATGTATCTAACTATGACTATGACAATACTACATCTGATACAGCAGGGCATTATATACCAAAATTAACTGGAAGTGGGAAATATGAGGGCAGTGGCACTTACAAATCTCACAAAGATATTTGGTTTGAGGATACACTTCAAAAAGGGGATGAAGTGTTAGTTCTTGTTTTAGGAGTGCATTATGTAGTTGTAACAAAGATAGTTAAAATGCCTAGTGGTGCAATAAAGGGGGTGTAATGTGGAAAAAGATTTTAATATTTTTCTTAAAAAGATAGAAACTGAAGCTGAAGAAATTCCAATTTTTAAAGAATATGCTATAGACTTTAAAACTGGAGAATATATAAAAGATGAAAATAACGATATTAAAGTTTTAGAGAAAAATGAAGCTTTAAAAGTATGGATATTTAAGGCGTTAAAAACTGAAAGATTTAGATATACTGATGTGCACAGTGACAATTATGGAAGTGAGTTAGAAACTAATATTGGTACTGTCTATCAAAAATCTGTAAAAGATGCATTAATGATTAACCAAATAAGAGATACTTTATTAGTAAATCCATATATTTTAGAATGTTATAATTTTGAGATTTCTAATGAAGATGAATATGTTCCACAAATAACCTTTAATGTTAAAACTGTGTATGGGGAGCTAGAAATGGAGGTGTAAATGAAAGATAAAATAGAATTAAGAAATGATTTCTTAGATAATCTTAAAAACCCACTTTCAAAAATGGAGGGTACTTTCAATTTTGATATTGCTACCACTTTTGGAATAACAGCTGAAGAAGTTTACAAAGAGTTAGAATTTTGGGAAAAACAAACTTTTATTGATACTGCAACAGAAGATGAATACATTGATAAACATGCTCTAATGTTTGGAGTAAAAAGAAGATCAGGAACTAAGGCAAAAGGTGTTTTAAAAGTAACAGGAAAAGCTAACTCTATCATAGAAGAAAATACAATATTTCTTAATAGAGATGGTATAAAATATAAATCTTTAAAGAAAGAATACTTGAGTACAACTGGAGTTGCAGAAATAGAAATAGAATGCTTATCTGAAGGAAAAATAGGTAATGCTGCAATAGGAGAAATTACAACTTTTGAAATTCAAAATAGTAATATTTACAGTGTTATAAATGAAAAAGAAATTATAAATGGATATGATAAAGAGCCTAATTCTGTATTAGTTGCAAGAGCTAAGGAAAAAGCTACAAGACCTGCTCATAGTGGAAATGTTTATGATTATGAGCAATGGGCTAAGCAAGTTGATGGAGTTGGAAAAGTATTAATAAAGCCTCTTTGGAATGGAAATGGAACTGTTAAAGTACTAATTGCTAACTATAATAATGATGTGGCTGATTCATCTCTAATACAGAAAGTTAGGGAAAGAATACAAAAAGATGATGGAAGACCAGTTGGGGCTGATGTTACTGTTGACAGTTTTACTGCTAAAAATATAAATGTAAGTATACAGGTTATATTAAAAGCAGGTTTTTCCATATCTGATGTAAAAGAAAAGATTGAATCTCTTTTAAAAGCTGTTATAAAAACTGGAAATACTACTTTTGAGAAATCTAATAAAACAATTTTATCTATCAATCGTTTAGAGAAAGCTATTTTAGAAATAGATGGAGTAAATGATAACTTTGTAAAAGTAAACAATTCTAATTCTAACTTAGAAATAGCAGAAGATGAGATATTGATAGTTGGGACAGTGATTATAAATGAGCAATAGATTAATTAAGAAAGTTTCTAAAGTAGCTAGAAATAGTTTACAAGAAGATTTAATCAGAACATTAGACTTAATCTGTGAATATGCTAAAAATGATATACAGAAATACAAAGAGCTATTATTTATAGCTTTTTTTAATGAACAGCAAGTAGCAAACTATGAAAGATTTATGGAACTAGATTATAAGAGTGGTTGGAGTTTACAAGATAGAAAAGACAGAATTATTTATACTTTACTATCAAAAAATATTTTTACACCTCATGTTTTAAAAGAACAAGCTAAGATATTCACAAATGGAGAAATTGAAGTTGTTGAGGATTATGGAAATTACTCATTTACAATAAAATTTACATCTGTTGTTGGAATACCTCAGAACCTGGATAATTTCAAAAATTTTATTTATATCAATAAGCCAGCACATCTAAATTTTAATATTGAGTTTAGATATAACACACATAATCAAGTAGCTTACTTATTACATAATTCTTTAAAATTAAAAACTCATAAACAAATTTATGACACTAGATTATATGAGGATAGTGCAGCAGTAGGTAAGTATCATAAACACATAGAACTTAGTAACTATAAAAATGATGAATTAAAGAATAAGACACATAAAAGTATATATGATGAAAGGAGATAGAAATGGCTGAATACACTAAATATCTAAGACTAATGAAACCGCAAGGAAATGAGTATTACAATGTAGAAAATTTTAATCACAATGCAGAGTTGATAGATAAGGAAACAGAGAAATTAAATAATGCTGTCACAGAAATTAAAAATGGAGCAACAAGAGAGAAAGCAGGAATTGTACAATTTGGAACAGAAGAAGGAAAAGCATTAGAGGGAATGATGTTGGCTAGAATTTTTGGATGTGTTGGGTATGGTGGGGATATACAGGAACCAGGAGTTAAAGATGTGAATTACCTTTACTATGATAGAAATACTAGAAAGATGTACAAGTGTTTAAATCAAAACCAAGATATTTCTGCAAATGTAGCTAACTTTGTTCCTTTAGATAATAACTCACTTTTGGAGATATTGGAAAATGTATTAAGTTTTTATGCTACATATGAATGGGGCTCTAAAATAACTGGGAATTTAAATTTAGATAAAATTTCTTTAAGTAATAAAGAATATGAAGTTAAAATCAAGAAATCTGGGCTTTATTTAATTATTTTTACAGCTAGAATTTCAGCTGTAGATAAAGTTTCTTCTACAATAAGTATTTTAAAAAATAATATAAGTATAGTGAATACAGCTGTTAATCCAACTTTTTTTTATAATAAATATGAAGAAACAGCTACTATATCCACTATTACAGATATTACAACAGAAGATGTTATAAAGTTTAGTAGAAGCCATGCTTTAGATAATAATACTCAAGCAAATATTGTACTTTTAAGACTAAAAGCTTAATTATATAAAATTGAAAGGAGCTATTAAATGAAAACAATAAATTTTTATAAAAAAGAAAAATTGATATTTTCTGTTTACGCAGAAAGCTTGGAAGATGTCTTAAAATCACCTTTATCATATTTTCCTGCATATACAACAGATGTGATAATCACAGATGTTACTTATCAATACCCAATTTATAAAGATGATACCCTTAGAGAAATGACAAGGGAAGAAAAAGTTAGAGCTGGAATAGATGTGCAGCTTGAAGATGGAGAAATCATAAAAGATAAGAAATTAATAGTAATACCTAAACCAAGTGGAAATCCTAAGTATCTTAGTTGGAATAAAGAAAAGGGTTTATGGTTGTTAGATAATGAAAGAGAATATCAGGACTATATGAATTTAATAGATGACTTAAAAGCAAAATCTCTGGAATATGGGTTTGATTACAAAGTTGATGGAAAAGAACATAGACAGAAATGCAGAGATAAGGACATAACCTTATTAGCTTCAAATGTAACTTTTATGTTAGCAGAAAAGACTGTTTATGGTAAAGAAAAACCAATCACTTGGTATTTTGAAGATAATTTTGGATTAGAATTAAATTTAGAAAAATCTTTAATATTAGCTAGTTATGGAAAAACATTTACTCAGTCAGTATATGATACAGAGCATTATTTCAAAACTAAGATCAACCCAAAAGAAGTTACAAAAGCTGAATTTGAAAATAAGAGAAAAGAAATACATAATACACTAGCAAAAGGCTAATTTAAAGAGTTTCTATCATTAAAGGTAGTTTTATATAGCTACCTTTTTTTGATGGCTTTAAATGGCAAATTACAAGGTCAGTTTAATAATTTTATATAAAGGAGTTGATAAATATGTATACTTTATCACAAACTAGCTTGGATAAATTAAAAGGGATACATCCAAACCTGGTAAATTTTTTAAAAGAGTTAATTTTAATAAGCCCTTGGGATTTTAAGATTACAGCAGGAGTTAGGACAGCAGCAGAGCAAAATTTAGAATATCAAAAAGGTAGAACTGCTCCAGGAGCAAAAGTAACCAAAGTAGATGGCTACAGGCAAAAATCCAACCATCAGATTAAGTTTGATGGTCTTGGTTATGCTGCAGATATTGGAGTTCTTGTAAGAGAAAAAGTAAAAATAACAGTGATAGAAAATGGTAAAAAAGTAGAAAAGATTGTAGAAAAATTAGTTTATAAAGGGGATTGGAGAGATTTCCATTACTATCAAGACATATATAACACAGCTAAAAAAGCAGGTCTATTAGAGAAATATGGTATTGAATGGGGTGGGAATTGTTGGGTATCTTTTAAAGATGGTCCACATTGGCAAATAAAAGGAGCAGATAAGGTAGCTTTTAAATAATAAACAGTCTTGCCAGACAGTTATTATAAAAAATAGGAGGTTTAATTATGGAATTAACTAAACTAAATACATGCCCAATAGATGATAAATATTGGGAAGTTATGGAGGATTATTTTTATCAAACATCAAAAGGACTTGTAGTTGTCCCAAAAGGTTTTAGGACAGATTATGCTTCAGTCCCAAGACTTTTTAGAAATATCATAAATACTTATGGAAAACATGGAAGGGCAGCAGTTGTACATGATTGGCTATATTCAAATAGATGTGAAATTGATGTTACAAGAGAAGAGGCAGACAAGATATTCTTAGAAATTATGAAAGAATGTGGAGTAGGTGTAATCAAAAGAAATTTAATGTATAGAATGGTTAGAATGTTTGGAGCTAGCCATTTTAGGAAAGGGGAGTAATATTATTTATGATATCTTTAACACAAGAGCATTTAGCATTTGCTGGGAGTATACTAGGTATTGTTGGGTTTATTTGGGGTATAATTTCAAGTTTAGATAAAAAATTTGAAAAGAATAATGCGAGACTAGAAGAAATGATTGATAAAAAGTTAGATAAAATTGTATATGATGAACATAGAAAAGCATTTGAAAATTGGAGTAATGAAAAAGATAAAATTATAGAAGAAAAGATAGAAAAAATAGAAAAGGCTTTTAAATCAGATTTACAAGAAATTAAAGCAAGTTTAAAAGAAATAAATAGTCATATGTTGAGATGTAAAAAAGATTAATGGGGTAGGATTTTGTCCTGTCCCTCTTTTTTTATTGCTAAAATAAGTAAGTGTAAAAAAATAAAGCAGGATTAATTTCCTGCTTTTTATATTATAAATTTTTATTAATTTTATATACTTATTTCTATTTTAAGTCCAAATTAAGCCCAATAAATTTTCAAACCATTAAGATTACTTATTTTAAGTGAGTTTTTCCTCTATTCCCACTCAATAGTAGCAGGTGGTTTAGAAGAAATATCATAAGTCAATCTATTGATTCCCTTAACCTCATTTAAAATTCTATTAGAAACCTTTTCTAAAAATTCATAAGGTAAGTGAGACCAAGTTGCAGTCATAAAGTC